ATTTAGAACAGTAGGATCATAACCAATCCAATCTTTTTTATTCTTAATGATATACTTGAGATCTTGTGGAGTATATGGTTGAAAATCAACAATGGTCATTCTATCCTTGAGAGGAGCAAAGATCTTATCTAACTCTGTAGTGGCAAACAAGAAGTTCTGTTTGGTGAAATCGAATGTGGCAAATCCACTTTCCCCGAAGTTCACAGTCTTACTCTTAGCACCCTCAACATTAAACACTGTTAAGAATATATCTACAAGATCTTTAGGTAGAGCATGGCACTCATCGAGGAGAACTGATACTTCCTGACCTGCAATAGCTGGCATAAACACCTGCTCAAGAAACTGACCTGCATTCCTAATAGAACCACAGTTGATCTCTACAAGCTTCTTACCCATGCCTACAGCAAAATGCTTGGCAAACTCAGTCTTACCCAAGCCTTTAGAGCCGTTAAGCATGATGGGTGGGATGATGGACCCAGCCTTCTCCGCTTGAGCGTAAAAGGAAAGCTGGGACTTGACCTCTGGCTGGCCGACTAATTTAGAAAACATTTTCATTACTGGTAAACGTTGAATTGGATTGTCTCTTCTGCTTCTGGCTCATCAGTGATAGATGAGATTGTCATTGCTGGTTTAGGTTCGAAGTCGAAGCCCATCTGCTCAAGGAACTTCTTACTAACCATAACTTTTGCATTCTGTCCGAATTGATCAATGAGGTCATTGATGCTGACTCTGACGAATGATGTGGAACCTTTGGGGCGTCCCCGACCTTGCTTTGCTGTATTACTCATGACTGTCTGTAGTTTAGTGATTGGATTTGGTTTGGTCAACTTTTTTTTGATTAAAAAATAGATTATTTTCATAACCGAGATCTTTAGGTTGAGGATCTCCAGTCTCCTGCTCAGCAATATCATTCAGTTCAGCCATAATGGTCTGATACTCTTCGTATTGCTCTGGCGTAATAAAAATAGGGTGTTCAAATTCCATAACGAGGCGATTATGGTCAAAGAACACCCTGAAGCAAGGCTTTTTTTGTATTAAAAAGTCTTTTTATCTTAAAATACTAGTAATCAATGAGTTGTAAATGACCGGATTCTCTGGATCTTATCCATAATCCTCATCATAATGCCCACAATAGGATCAATATCTAAGACCTCTGTCGCTCTAAAGTTGGCAAAAGGGTCTTGGCTCTTCTCTCCACCAGTATAATCGGAACTTTTTCTGCGTAAAGTATCCTTGAGATCATTAGTGGTCTCTTCCAGCATTGTTATAACGTTTTCAATTGTCATGATATTTTTTTTCTTCCATTCTTTGAATATGTTTTTCCCAGATATCTTGGGTTTTTTGGGTTTGCCCATGCTTTTCTAGAAATTCTTTAGCTTCTTGTATCCTCCTTATGGCTAATTTAGCTCTCGCTTCTCTATAGACAGCGAAGGGGAACTTAATCCAACATACGATACCCACAAATAAACCAAGTGGGATACCGATAATAATTGCCCCCATTATAATAGAGAACTCTTCGTAAATTTTTTTTGCTTTCATATTACCACAAATGATGTCTTTCTCTTCCTCTTAAGTTTTTCTAAAACCCGACGAAAAAGGAAGGCTCTAGTAGAGTAGTTAAAATAAGATTGTCCCCAATGGAGGCTTACTTCTTTTAAATTTTTTTTATATTCATCTTCAAAAACCAACTTAAAAGATTTTAGTTCTCCGTAAGATGAACCTCCAAGTTTCTTTTCGCAAGTTTTTATCATATCTTCTTTGAAGCAAGACCCAAAGATCTCTTTATAATCCCTGTTGGTCCTAATTTCAAGCCAAGTATTATAAAAAGGGACGCTCGTTTTTTTTATCCAAAGCCAAATAGCGTCTTTACAATTTATGTTGGGAGCTTCTTTATGGCAGTGTTTGCATAATAAAACAAGATTACACGGTTCGTCTGAGCCTTTTAATGAGTGGGGTATGATATGACACCTTTCGATTCTGTTTGTCGTTTTTGACTCGCATAAGTGGGCGCATCTCCAGCATCTACGTTCTGGCGCATCTGCCCAATCTATTCCTATATCACCTTCATAAACTCTAGATTCCCAATAACCTGCGATTTTTGAATGAGACGGTAACCGTCTTTTTACTTTCTTTTCCATATCACCTAAGTATTAATTGTTCTTGAATAGGAGTCTCAATTACATTC